CGAACTAAAAGACGAACCCGACGCAGACTTTATAATCTTAACCTACAAGGACAATGAAGCTCTTGACAAGTCAAGTATTGAGCAAATAGAAAAGAACCGAGAAAAAGCGTCAAAAAGCACGTATTGGAGTAATTGGTGGCGTGTGTATGGCTTAGGTGAAATCGGAATGCTTGAGGGCGTTATATTTAGCAATTGGAAACAGATTGACACAATACCAAAAGATGCAAAGTTAATTGGAATCGGTTTGGATTTTGGATATACAAACGACCCCACCGCAGCAGTTGAGGTTTATACATGGAATGGACAAAGAATAATAAACGAACTTGTTTACAAAACAGGAATGATAAACAGCGATATTGCTAAAGTGTTACCTGACAACGTACCGATATATGCAGATAGCTCCGAGCCTAAGTCAATCGAAGAAATAAGAAGATACGGAAAAACGATTAAAGGCGTTACAAAAGGCAAGGACTCAATAAACTTCGGTATTCAAATAATGCAAAGCCAAGAGTATTTAGTAACATCAAACAGCGTTAATCTAATAAAAGAATTACGAAGCTACGTTTGGGACACGGATAAAACTGGCGTTCGTTTAAACAAGCCTATTGACTTCAACAACCACAGCATTGACGCAACACGATACCACGAAATGGAAGTGTTGGGAGTTAATCCTCATTATGGTCAGTATTTTATACACTAATTTCAACTAAATGACAGATGACCTCCCGATGATGGTGCGCATAGTTGAGAAGTTCATCTTAGAAAAGAAAGGTATAAGGGTTCGGATAGTGTTTGATGACCCTATGAAAATACGGATGCACACAAAAATGTTAGGGCAAGCGTTCGATATTGCCTTAGCTTACTACAATTACCAAATTTAAAGTTATATAAATATGAAAACGGAAATAGTAATTCCAACAAGTCTTAGTGAGATACCATTAATGAGCTATCAAAAGTTCATGAAATTGGTTGAGGGTTCAAACGATGAAGAATTAATAGCTCAAAAGTCTATTGAAATTTTCTGTGGTTTAAACATGAAAGACGTACTCAAAATAAAATGGAGTGATGTTGTAGGATTAGCAAATCATTTCAATCAGTTATTTCAGCAAAAGACGGATTTTAAAACCACGTTTAAAATACAAGACATGGAGTTCGGTTTCATTCCTAATTTGGAAGATATGAGCTTTGGTGAGTATGTAGACTTAGATCACAATATCGGAAAGGTTGAAACATTTCACAAAGCAATGGCGGTTCTTTATAGACCGATAACCAAAAAAACGAAACAAGGCACCTACGAAATAATACCTTATTCTGGAACGGATGAATTTGCTGAACTTATGAAATACGCTCCTTTGGATATTGCAATGTCGGCATCGGTTTTTTTTTATCGTTTAGGAAACGACTTAGTACAAGCTTCGCTTACCTCTTTGGAAGTGGAGATGAAGAAGAACAAGGAATTGAACACGACTATTCAGAGCGGTCTCAGTTCAATAAACAGTGGGGATGGTATAATTCAATCTATGCACTCGCTAAAGGAGATGTTACAAAGTTTGATGAAGTTACCAAATTGGGAATACGGAAGTGTCTTACCTACCTTACTTACGAGCGACAAAGAACTGAAATTGAAAATAGAGAATTAAAAAGAAAATTTAAAAATGGGTAATTATTATAATTTACTGGACACGTTAAAAGGACACTTTGATAATGACGCGTTTATAAACACGGTAACGGAGGGAGATATATTCAGCGTGGATTTATCTAAACAAACGATATTTCCGTTGGCTCATTTGATAGTAAATTCAAGTTCAATCGAGAATAACGTAATTCGTTTTAATGTATCTATTTTATGTATGGATATTGTTGACATATCAAAAGACGAAGACACAAACACGTTTATAGGAAACAACAACGAGCAAGATGTACTTAATACAATGTTTGCAGTTCAAAACAGATTATACGAAAGCCTACGACGTGGGGAATTATTCAGCGACAATTTTATGGTTGATGGCAACGCAAGTGTTGAGCCATTTGCTGAACGCTTTGAAAACTATTTAGCAGGTTGGACAATGACACTCGATATTTTAGTTCCTAACTCAATGACAATTTGCTAATGAGTGAAACACTAAAAGCCTTACAGAAATTTAGAGATGAAGTTGTTAGCCAAGCGAAAGCCGAACTTAAGCGACAAAATAAAAGCACGTCTGGAAAATTATCTCAATCAATAAAAGGTGAGGTAAAAGAGTTCCCAAATTCAATCGGTGTTTATTTTGAAATGGAGCCTTACGGAAACTTTCAAGATAAAGGGGTTTCGGGTAAAGAAAAAAAATACAGCACTCCGTATAGCTATAAATCTAAAATGCCACCGCCAAAAGCGTTTGACAAATGGATAGTGAAAAAAGGTATTGCACCACGAGATATAAAAGGAAAGTTTCAGTCAAGAAAGGGATTACAATTTGCAATAGCTCGAAGTGTTTTTAAATACGGAATCAAACCAAGCCTATTCTTTACCAAGCCATTTGAGAAAGCATTTAAGAAACTTCCAGACGTATTGATAGATAAATACGGATTGGATGCTGAAACGCTTTTAAATTCAATATTAAATCAAAACTTAAAAAAATGATATTATCACGTTCACCTTATATAATCGAAATAAGCGAAACAGGACAAGAAGGTTCAAAAATAGAATTAAGATTATGGAACGGGACTGGGTCAGCTCCAACCGATCCGACCTATGTGTTATCTAAATTGATTCCTGCTTCAAACAACGTAAAGACGTATTATAACATTTCACCGTACATTCGTGAATATATAAATTTTGATGAAAGACCTACAATATACAACGCTAACGCTAACACTCCAACAAACCAATGGTGTAACGTAGAGATAAAAAGATACAAATTAGATAGTGGAGTTTACACGCTTTTAAATACAGTAACAGACAAGGCGTTTGATGGATTTGGGTATTACGAAGATGAATACAACCCTGCACCAAAAGTAAATGTATTTCATGATGAGGGAGCTTTTTATTATGCTTACGATTCAGCAATCAACCCAAGTTCATCTGTTAACCAAGCCTATCGAAGTAACTATGTAACTGTTGTAACAGGAACTGGATGGAAGGCTAAATGGATAAATTTAGAAACGGGAGTAGTTAACGCTTTTCAACAAGAAAATTTAGCAGCTTCGGGAACTGTTGTAAACGTTCGTAGAGTTCACCAAGATTATTACACATACGGAAATAAGCTACAAATATTAAACAACTCAAATGCAGTTATTTGGGAAGCTACGTTTCAACCTTATTTGAATTGTCGTTATACGCCTATTTTGTGCGACTTTGTAAACAAATATGGAGCATGGCAACGTCTTTGGTTTTTCGGAGCGTCTAATGACACATTAAGCATTGAAAAGACGGATTATAATTTAATGCAAGGAGTGTTTCCAGATTACGATACTTTAGTAGGGCAAAGAAAATCATTCAACGTAAACGGTAAAAAAACAATCAAAGTAAATACCGACTGGGTGAGTGAGGATTTCAAAGAAGTAGTTAAGCAGTTAATGTTGAGTGAAAGAATCTTACTTAATTCTTTGCCTGTAAAACTAAACACGCAAAGCACGGAATTATTCCAAAGCATAAACACGAAAATGATTAACTATCAAATGGAGTTTGAATTTGCTTACAATGCAATTAATAATGTAATATGAATCGGATAGTAGGCGTATTTATTGAGGGTGTTCAAGTAGAGTTATTCAACGATGAACAAATTAACGTAACTTCCAGCGTTCAAAACATTTCGGACATATCAAAAGTGTTCACCGACTTTTCGCAAAGTTTTACCGTTCCAGCTTCACCTCATAACAATGAGATATTTGAACACTTTTATCAGTCGGATGTAAACCCAACAATAGACCAAAATTTAAGGCGTGATGCTTTTATTGAAATAGACTTAACGTTTTTTAGACGTGGTAAAATACAGCTCGAAAAAGCGAATGTAAAAAACGGACAAGTAGAAAGCTATACAATAACGTTTTATGGCGACATACTTTCATTAAAAGACAAGTTTGGTGAGGATAAATTAAAAGACTTAGATTACAGCAATATAGATTACTTATACGATGCTACTGAAATACTGGATAGGATAGTTGATGCGGCAACCGATTACGATGTTAGGTATCCTTTAATAGCAAGTACAAGACTATGGACTTATTATCATGGAGCGCAAGACATAACTCAAAATGCTCATGCAATTCGATTTGATGAACTTTTCCCAGCGGTCAAAGTAATTAAGATATTTGAAGCTATTGAAGATAAATACGGAATAACATTTCAAAGTTCATTTTTTAATGATGAAAGATTTAAGAAACTATTTTTATGGGGTAAAAACACAACTGAATATGAATTTGTAAGTGAGCAAAGAGCGGTTGTAATAGACCAAATATTACAAACTGTTATTGCAGACCCTAATATTCCGAATCCGTCTTTACCTCAATATGTAGATATTTACCAAGACCAAATAAATATTTTGTACGCTGTTGGAGTACAATTTCACACGGTTTATTTTGAGGTTCTATCAATAACAAACACTCCGACTTTTTATATTGACGTATTCCAAAATGGAAATTACAGCCAAACAATAACTGGGGATGGAATTGGTAATTATGGAAATGTATCGTTTCAAAACACGATTGGTTTAAATACGGTTCTAACTTTTAAAGTGAGAGCC